GGCACACACCCTGCCCAAACTTGATCGCCCTGGGCGACCGAGCAGACAAGCGCGGGGATACGACGCAGCGTGGCAGCGACTGAGCAGCAAGATCCGCGCGGCGCGCCCGTGGTGCGAGATGTGCGGGGCCAGCCAGCCACGCCTGACCGTTGACCACATCATTCCGCAATCACTCGGCGGCGACAACAGCGCAACAAATCTGCGCGTTCTTTGCCTTGATTGCCACAATCGCTTCGGCGCAACCAGAAGGCGCCCCGCCTAACCGGGAGGGGGGTTTTTTCTGGTATGCTGGTAACCAAGCACCCGCGCGCCCCAGCCTGCGCGTGCTCGGACGAGTTTTTCGGTTTTGGAGGAGGCAAATTGAGCGTGAATTGGCGCAGCCGTATTGTCGGCCACGGCGAAGAGGCACCAGACCAACTGCTGGCGAACCCGGCAAACTGGCGCATTCACCCTAAGGGACAGCAGGACGCCCTCGCTGGCGTGCTTGGCGAAATCGGCTGGGTTCAGTCCGTCATCGTCAATAAGCGCACCGGCCATTTGGTGGATGGGCACCTCCGCGTGAGCCTTGCCCTTCGCGACGAGGCCCCAACAATCCCGGTGGTCTATGTTGACTTATCGCTAGAGGAGGAGGGCCTTGTCTTGGCGACCCTTGATCCGCTTGCTGCAATGGCAGCCACGGATGGTGCCAAACTTGCTGAACTCCTGAGCGGTGTCAGTTTTGATAACGCAGCGCTTGAAGGCATCCTGGGTGACCTCGCAATTGATGCGGCTAAGGCACTTGGTAAGTTAGAGGCTGCTGAAACTGATGTGCCTGAGGCTCCCGCCGAACCTAAATCTAAACTTGGCGATGTATGGGTCTTGGGCCGCCATCGACTTGTCGTAGGCGATAGCACTAAAAATGAAACCTGGCAGAAGTTGATGGCTGGCAAACGATTTGATCTGCTCTGGACTGATCCTCCCTACGGCATTGAATATGAGGGTAAGACCAAAGACAAACTTACAATTCAGAACGACGGCCTATCTACGCTAGAGGATCTCCTCAACGGCGTCTTTGGACTCGCTAACGACTACGGCATCGAGGGCGCGGCAGTTTATGTCGCCCACCCTGACGGCCCAAACTCAGTCTATTTTCAGAACGCCTTTCTAGCGCAGGGTTGGCGCTGGCACCAACGCCTGATCTGGGTCAAGGACACGATGGTGATGGGGCATAGCGATTACCACCAGCAGCACGAGGCGATTCTATTTGGATACCTTGCCGGCGGGGGACGCAGGGGCAGGGGCGGCGCCGGATGGTACGGGCCAAACAATGAGGTATCGGCGATTCATCACGATCGCCCGAAAGCAAATAAAGAACACCCTACAATGAAGCCAATCGGTCTGGTGGCAAAGTTCGTTCAGAACAGCGCTCCGATTGATGGAATCGTGGTCGATCCGTTCTGCGGCTCTGGGACAACAATCCTGGCAGCCGAACAGACAAAGCGAATCGGCTACGGTGTAGAACTTGAGCCGAAGTACGCAGATGTGATCTGCGCTAGGTTTGAGAAGATGACTGGGATCACCCCAGTCCTAGAGTCGACCGGCAAAGCCGTGTCGTTTGTATAGGAGGCAGAATGACAAACAAGGTATTGCCAACAGAGCCAGTCGGCTCAATCCCTAGACCAGAGCGCTACCAGCGCGCCTTAGCAAGCATCCGCAACCAGGCGCTGGTTGATCAGGAGGGCAAGGCAGCGGTGCGGGATACCATCTCCAAGTTTGAAGAGACCGGTTCTCCTATCATCACCGACGGCGAGCAGACCAAGTCCTCGTTCCTGCACTATGTCTTTGAAGGCGCCGATAACATTGGGCCAGGCTCAATCGCGGTCGGATTCACAGACGGGCATAACCGAGACATTCCACAATTGCTTGCCGGGCCATTTCGTTACGGCACCTATGCCGACAAGTATGTTTGTGAAGCAAAGACGCTGACCGACCGACCTGTAAAGGTTGCAGTTATGTCGGTGCACGCGCTTTCGTTGATCTATCCGGCAAGCGGCATTGAGGGCTACTCTAAGGAACAGTTCTTAGAGGATCTAGTGGCCGAGGCCGCTAAGGAGATCGTGCTTTGCTTTGAGGCTGGCGCCGATTCGGTTCAGATTGACTGGACCGAGGGTCGCCTCTCGCTTAAGTTAGATCCTAGCGGAGCATTCTTGGATGAAGGCATCAGGCTTAACAACGCCGTGATCGCTGCCGTCCCAGCCGAGTATCACGACCGGATTGGGCTGCATACCTGCCCTGGCGGTGACCGAGACTCAACCCACAGCGCAGATGTTCCATACGAGGCTCTGCTCTCGCGTATGTTTGAGATCAATGCCACCCGCTTCTACCTGCAAATGATCACGGAGCCTGACTACGAAGCGGCCCTGAAGGTTGTTGCTGAGTATCTGCGTGAAGGCCAGATCGCTTATGTTGGCGTCACCAACCACCTGGTCGAGGAGGTAGAAAGCGCAGAGACTGTCCGCGATAGGATTCTCCTGGCTGCCAAATACATCCCGATTGAGCAACTTGGCACGACCGACGATTGCGGCTTCTCGCCGTTCACCGACGATCTCTCAACGAGCCGGGAGACCGCCTTTGCCAAGATCAAGGCGCGCATTGATGGCAACGCGCTTGCCAGCGAACTGCTGCTTGCATAATGGTCGAGTCTTTTGACTTTGATCACCGCACCCTTACAGCGCCGTTTGTCCGCTTAGCGGGCAGCGGCCTGGGGGGACTGGACATCTCCAAGTATGATCTTCGCCTTATCACCCCAAACAAAGGGGCGATGGATACCGACGGGCTGCACTCGCTTGAGCACCTGCTTGCTGGAGAAATAAGACTACAGAGGGCAGGTGTGATTGACATTTCACCTATGGGCTGCCGCACAGGTTTCTATTTGTGCGAAGTTGGTCAGCCAGACCTTGAGGGCGTTACCGCATCTTTTCGCAATGCGCTCGTAGAGATTTTGGACGCAACAGAGGTTCCGGCGGCAAATGAAACCCAGTGTGGAAATGCACAAGACCACAATCTTGAAAAAGCAAAGGTCTATGCGCGGCTCTTCTTAGGGTCTGGTCAGTGACCTATGGGTTCAAGAGGGCCAGCACCAATGCCAAATCGCCTGCGACTTCTACGGGGAGAAACACGACCGTCGCGAGTTAACTACGACGAACCGATTCCTGTTGCTATGAATCTTCGGATTCCGATCGACCTTTCCTCTGAGGCAAGGGAGGTCTGGGTTGCCGTCGTTCAAGCGGTTCACCACACAGGGGTGCTAACATCTGCCGATGTAGACACGCTGCGGCTTTACTGTGAGGCAGTCGCCCGCTATCGGTCTGCTGAAGATATGCTGGTCAAGACTGGCCCGCTTATCAAAGGTCGGAATGGCGAGTTTGTGAAGAACCCGCTGCACCAGATTGTGCGAGACAACGCGCTTCTAATGCGCTCGCTCGCCAGGGAACTAGGCCTCACACCAGCCGCGAGAAGCGGATTGAGAGGAGACCTGGATGCCCAAGCGAACTCGGCTGGCGCAAAACTTGACGCCCTCATCTCGGCGTCCCGCCGCGCTAAATAGCCAGGGGCCACAGGTCGCAGCCTTCATTGAGAACTTTTGTCGGCTCACAAAGGGCGATGATGCTGGCAAACAGATTACGCTAAGGCCCTGGCAAACGGCACTCATCAACGATCTTTATGCGCTTGATTCCAACGGACTTCGCAAGCACCGACGCGCACTGATCGGCCTGCCTCGCAAGAACGGCAAATCTCTTCTTGGCGCTGGCATTGCTCTGTTCGGCCTTGTTATTGATGAAGTCGGATCTGAGGTCTACGCTGTTGCAGGCGACCGAGCGCAGGCTCGCATCGTCTTTCGCGAGGCGGCTCGGATGGTAGAACTAGATCCGATCCTTTCGCAACGCCTACGGGTGATGCGCGATGTGATCGAGATGCCGTCCACTGGCTACGTCTTTCGCGTCCTCTCAGCCGATGCCTCTCGCGCCGAAGGCTTGAACCCGAGCACTGTTGTGTTTGACGAGGTGCATATCCAACCTGACGATAGGCTTTGGAACACAATGAACCTCGGCTCTGGTACACGCAAGCAGCCGCTCATCGTGGGCATCACAACAGCCGGCAGTCGCACCGACAGCCACGGCCAGGACACGGTGTGCTTCAAACTCTGGCAATACGGGATGCGTCTCAAGGCAGGCGAGATCGCTGATCCCTCCTTCTTCTTCCGTTGGCACGGCGCTCCTGACGGAGCGAATCACCTTGACCCGAAGGTCTGGGCCGAAGCCAACCCCGCCTTCGGCGACTTCCTCCACCCGTCTGACTTTGAGTCGGCGGTGCTGAGCATCCCAGAGGCAGAGTTCCGCACCAAGCGAATGAATCAGTGGGTAACGGCGGCAACCGGCTGGCTACCAGGCGGCGCCTGGGATCGGCTTGCAGGCGAGCGACAGATTGAAGATGGCGAACAGATCGTCATTGGATTTGACGGTTCATTCAGCGGCGACTGTACAGCGATGGTTGCCTGCACGCTAGACGGCTTTATCCAGCCGCTTGCCCTCTGGGAGCGCCCGCTAGACGACCCTCATTGGCAAGTGCCGATGGATGAGGTTGAGGCGCGAATGTACGACCTCTGCAAGAAGTACCAAGTGCGCGAGATCAGCGCAGACCCATACCGATGGGCAAGAACCCTACAGAAGTGGGAGACCGACGGCTTGCCGGTCGTGTTGTACCCACAGAGTCCTGCAAGAATGGTTCCTGGATGCGCCTCCTTTTACGAGGCCGTCACGCAGGAGACCCTAAGCCACAACGGTGACGCGGCAATGAGCCGGCACCTAGACAACTGCTCCGTCAAGATTGACCGCTTCGGCCCTCGTATCGTCAAGGAGCACCGAGGCTCATCACGAAAGATTGACCTTGCCGTGTGCGCGGTGATGGCGTATGATCGTGCTCGCTATCACGCACAAGCGCCAGCAGCACCTAAAGCAGCGGAGTTCATCACCCTATGAAATCAACCATCCTAGAGTTGTCGGGCATTGCTATCGTCGGCATCGGACTCTGGCTCATTGAGCCACTCAGTCTGATCGTCGCTGCCGGCGTCACCCTTGTCGCTCTCGGCTATACCTGGAGGGACTAAATGAGCATCCTGCGTCGCGTCTTTAACTCGTCCGAGCAGCGATCATTGACGCTGCAAAACCTCACGCCGCTTGCCTTTGATAAGGTGCCATTCCTCGGCAACCGTGAGGTTGACCAGAAGGCGGCGCTTGGACTTACGGCGGCCTATGCCAGCATCAGGCTGCTGGCCGATGTCGTCTCGTCCTTCCCGCTTGACGCCTACCGCCGCGACAACGGCATCCGACGACCGTACCGTCCAGCGGGCGCGAAGCCGTCGTGGATGCTCACCCCAATCCCTGACGAGCCGACCTACACGGTCAACCAACTCATCAGCGAGATCGTGGTGTCTCTCTACACCGATGGCAACGCCTTCATCTACGCGCCACGCGACGAGCGCGGTGAGGTGCTTGAAGTTCGCGCCATTGACCCGCGCCGCGTGGAGATCTATCGCGAAGGCCGCGAGATCAAATATAAGATTCATCAGGGGCAGAATCAGCCGACAGCGGTCTATGGGCAGGAGACAATCCTGCACATCCCGCTCATCGCGATGCCAGGCGAGCTGCGCGGCATCAACCCGATCCATCAACTCCGCGTCTCCCTCGCGCTCGGCTTGACGCTTGAGGACTACGCGAGTTCGTTCTTCCGCACCGGCAGCACGCCAACAGGCATCATCGAGGTGCCGACCGACCTGACCAAAGAGCAGGGCGAGCAGCTCAAGGCGGGCTGGGCACGCCACCACAGCGGGCAGAACATCCACACGCCAGGCGTGCTCACAGGCGGCGCGACCTTCAAGGCGCTTAC